GTTTGGGATACGGCTCGGAATACATACAATACTGGCGCAAATTATCTGTTGACCGATTCAAGCAACGCTGAAGCAACGTCCTCTACGGTTAACACACTGGCAAACGGATTCAACATCGTAAACGCATCTACGGTCAACGCTTCCGGCGGTACTTACATCTACGCTGCCTTTGCTTCTAATCCTTTCAAAAATTCTTTAGCTTTCTAGGATCAATCATGTTCAAACTCGACGGAAAAACATGACAGACAGGGGTGGCGTTTACACACAACGACATCCAGTATCCGGCTAATTGGCTAAACCTTTCTACGCCAGAAGAAAAGCAAGCCATCGGTATCGTAGAGATTGCTGAACAGCCTCGTCCTGATGACCGTTATTACTGGGTAACGGATAACGGCGACGGGACGTACACAGCAACGCCTAAAGACTTGGTGACGCTGAAAGCTAACGCCGTGTCCACAATCAACAATTCGGTATGGTCAATCCTTCAACCGACAGACTACATGGATAGTCGCAAAGCCAATGATCCCACTTACGTGGCTCCTGCTGCTTGGATAACTTGGCGCGCTTCGGTTCGCGCTGCCGCCAAGACTGCTGTGACCGCGATCAACGCCGCTGCAACTGTCGAAGACCTTATCCCATTGGTTACGCCAGCGTGGCCACAGGATCCTAATTATGTTGCGCCAGATCAACAGGGAGCACAACCATGATTCTCTCAGTGATCGCGTGGATTTTAAGATCGCTGGTATTCGTGGTTTTGACTACCGATGATTGGACTAGTGAGTCGACGCAATGACAACAATTCGCGCTGAGCTTCAATCGCTGGAACCGTCCGCGATTATTGAGCTATTTCAATTTGATTTAACCACTCAGGGCGGCGACATTGTTTATTTTCACAATGGAATTAACAGCCTTGGAAACGACGTTGTATTTGATGGCGTAACGTATTCTCAATTCCCGATCAAAGCCGAGGGCTTTAAAAAATCAGCAACTGGATCGCTACCGAGGCCTACTGTAACTGTCTCAAACGTTGGGGGCTACATGGGTGCGCTCGCAAGACAATACGGCGATTTTGCCGGATGCAAATTAACAAGAATTCGAACGTTTGCGAGGTTTTTGGATTCCGTAAATTTTAGTTCTGGAAACCCGAGCGCGGATCCAACTCAAATACTGCCAAAAGAAATTTGGTACGTGGATCGCAAATCAAATGAAGATGCAAATACGATGACCTATGAACTATCTGCATCAATTGATATGGTTTCGGTGAAAATTCCACGAAGGCAATTTATTCAAAACTGCTGCACGTGGGTTTACCGTGGGGCTGATTGTGGCTACACAGGCACAAATTATTTTGATATTTCAGGCAATCAGGTGAGCTCGGCATCAAGTGATGTTTGCGGTAAACGGTTGACCGATTGCAAATTACGATTTGGTGATACTGCCGTGTTGCCATTTGGTGGCTTTCCGGGCTGTGGGCTGGTTACGCAATGATTCCACTGGAAGATCATATTATCGAGGCGATACAGTCGCACTCGAAGTCGGAGTATCCGCTCGAGTCTTGCGGATTGGTGATTATTAAGCAAGGAAAGCAGCGATACATTCCAGCAAAGAACGTTTCAGAAGCCAAAGAAATTAGCTTCACGATCGCCGCCGAAGATTTTGCTCGAGCAGAAGACGCGGGCGAGATTATCCGGTTGTGTCATTCTCATTGCAATATGCCTGCGGTGCCAAGCGAGGCTGATTTAGTCTCTTGCGAAACGAGTGGAGTCCCGTGGCTGATCGTTAATCAGCCTACTGGGGCCATTTACGAATGGTCTCCAACTGGTTACAGCGCACCTCTAATTGGACGCACATTTGCCCATGGCGTCTTAGATTGCTATACCTTAATTCGTGACTATTTCAGAATCGAATGCGGTATTGAGATACCAAACTTTAGGCGCAAGCGTCAATGGTGGCTGCGTGGCGAAGATATGTATGTCGATAACTTTGAACAAGCCGGATTTTTCGAAGTCGACAAGATTCAACAGCATGACGTTTTACTAATGCAAATTGGATCGCCCGTTATCAATCATGGCGCGGTGTACATCGGAAACAATCAAATTATTCAACACTGTACAAACAGGCTTTCGAGCCGTGACGTTTACGGCGGCGGATGGCAGCGTGCGGTCAGAAAAATAGTACGTCACAAAAATTATGCTTAAAACAGTCAAACTCTACGGACACCTCGGTAAAAAATTCGGGCGAGTTCATCGGCTGGATGTGAATGGCCCACTGGATTCTATTCGTGCATTTTCGGCTTTGTATCCTGAATTCAAGAAGTCATTGGTCGAGCATAGGCCTGGTTACAAAATCTTGATCGACGGGTTTGAGGCAAAGAGCAAGGACGAGTTGAAATTGCCCGGTAGTCGCACGATCAGCATTGTTCCTCTGCAATCCGGCGCGGGTAATGGTGTAACGACTATTCTGGCTGGCGTGGCATTAATTGCGGCTGCGTTTGTGACTGGCGGTGCTTCAATCGTTGCGACTGAGTCGTTTGAATCTATTGATGCTTTCCTAGCAGGTTCTGGCACGACAGGTTTGTCACTCACGACTACCAGTATGGGCGCAATGGCTTTAACGTTTGGCGCAACTTTGATTTTGGGCGGTATATCAAAATTGTTATCCCAGCCGAGTAACGCGCCAAGCTATTCATTTAATGGTCCAGTCAACACAACCAATCAAGGCAACAGTGTGCCGATCGTTTACGGTCGAGTAATGATAGGCTCACAGGTCATATCATCCGGCCTCTATTCTTACGATCTCGCAGTTGATTGGACGAATACGTCAACCTCTAACAGCTCGACGTTCAAAGGCCAGATATGAGCGAGATTATTGGCTACGGTGGTGGCGGCAAGGGTGGCAGCGGATCTGGCGGAAGCGGCGCAAGCGAGGCAAGTGATACGCTTCGTTCTTCGGAAATGGCATTTTTGCTCGACGCATTGTGCGAAGGTCCGATTAATGGTCTTGTAAACGGGGCTCAGTCTGTTTATCTTGACCAGACGCCATTGCAAAATGCCGACGGAAATTGGAATTTTGATAACGCCACTTTTGCCTATTCGGTCGGTGATATTGCCGGAAATCAATTAGGTATTGGGTCTTTGTCGGGCGATTCTGGCAACATCGAATCGACTGTTTCGGTAGCGACAAAGGTATATCAGGCTACCCCAATCGTTAAAACTGTCACGGATGCCAACGTTGACTACATTCGAGTCACTGTTTATGTGCCGCAACTTACGCATACCGATAGCAAAACAGGTGATATTAGTGGCTCATCAGTTCACTACAAAATCGATCTAAATATCAATGGCGGTGGTTGGTACAAAATGGTGGATGACACCATATCTGGCAAAACCACAAGCAAGTATTCTCGCAGTTACCTGATACCCACTTCGGGCGTTGGCGGTGTTATTGATGACGTCAATTTAGACCCTGTTGCTCCATCTGGCTCTGGTGGGTCAGGTTCCAGCGGATCCGGTTCGAGCAATTCCGGCGGTGGGTCAGACGGTGGCGATGGCGCAGGCGGATCTTCGACTGGCACTGATTCGTCAAGTAGCGATTCCGCTGCGGCTGCAAATGCGGCGGCTGATGCGGCTGCCGCCGAAGCCGATGCCGCGGCGGAGTCTGCATCCGAGGCGGAGGCTACGGCCTCGGAAGCTGCCGCTGCCGAAGCTGCCGCCGAAGCAGCTGCCGCCGAAGCAGCCGCCAATGCAGCGGCTGATGCTGCGGCAAATGCCGATGCTGCCGCTGCCGAGGCCGCTGCCGCCGACGCCTCTGCTGCCGCCGACGCCTCCGCTGCCGCATCGAGTGATTCGCCAGATGGAGATAGTGATGGTGGCGGCGGTGATGGCGGTGTTTCGTCATCGTCTGGCCCATGGCAGATTCGGGTTCGTCGAACATCTGGCGACAGTGGATCATCCTATACACAAAATGATCTGTATTTTGAAAGTTACACGTCGATTATTTCTACAAAAGTAGAATATCGACACACTGCAATCGCAGGTATCTCGATCGATGCTCGCCAGTTCTCTGCCATTCCGACTCGCGCCTACGAAATTTATGGGCTATCAATTGAGGTGCCATCGAATTATGACCCAGCGTCGCGCACCTACACAGGCACATGGGACGGCACGTTTAAGCTTGCATACTCGAATAATCCGGCATGGTGTTTTTATGACTTGTTGACTAATACTCGTTATGGTGTTGGTGGCAACATTGACACCACAATGATTGATAAGTGGGCTTTGTACTCAATCGGTCAGTATTGCGACGAGTTCGTTGATGATGGCTTCGGAGGTACCGAGCCAAGATTTACCTGCAATCTGGTCATTCAAAAGGCAGATGATGCTTATCGAGTGCTGCAAAACTTCGCAAGCGTATTTAGATCGATTATTTATTGGTCGGCTGGTGGCATTTCAGTATCTCAGGATGCGCCAGCTGATCCTGTGCAAATATTCGCTCCTGCGAATGTCATCGGCGGCGCATTCAAGTATCAAGGGACCAGTTTAAAGTCGCGGCACACCGTTGTTTTGGTGACATGGAACGATCCCGCAAATTACTACAAGCAAGCAATTGAGTACGTGCAAGACGATGCTGCCGTTGCGAAGTACGGGATTATTCAAGCCGATGTTGTGGCGATGGGCTGTACCAGCCGAGGCCAAGCACATCGCTTTG